AATATCATCTTTACATTTAATTTACAAACCATTGATTTGCATAATATTTAAATTGAGTGATATTTGCACACAACGATGTCAAGGCGTTTCATTTTTTGAAATGCCGTGATTTTTTTTGGGTGCGGTCACGCCGCTTTGTAACGGGTCGGGTCGTAGTCTTCGCCTTTTTTGTGGACGTGGTAGGCGATGACGGCAAGTTTTCGCATGATGGCCGCCAAAATGACTTTTTTGGGTTTGTTCTTGGCTTCAAGGCGGGTAATGAAGTCGGGGAATGCCTTTATCCGATATGCGACCATCGCGGGCATAAAGAGCATGGCGCGCAGTCTTCGGTTGCCGTATCTTGTCAGGCTTGGTTTGCCCCTTACTGATGTGCCTGAATCTTTGATTTGGGGTGTCAACCCTGCAAATGCTGCAAACTTGTTTGATGTTGAGAAATCCGTGCCTGAAAGGTAGTTCAGCAACATGACGGCGGTCAGCCTGCCGATGGCGGGTATGGTTGCCAGTCTATCGGTTTGGTCTTTCAATGCGGGTTGCTTCGTAAGTTTCTCCAGTTCTTTTTTGACTGCCTTTATTTGTCGCTGCAAATGTTTGATGTTGCTTTGGCAGATTTTGACGACAAAGGTGTCTTTGGCGGCTTCGAGTCTGTTTTTTTGGGCGGTGCTGTCTGCGGTCAGTTGTGCATAGAGAGCGGATAGCCGTTTGAGTTTGTAGCCGTCGTTTAAGACTGGTTTTCGGATCACGAGGTCTTGGGCTTTGGCCGTCTGACAGTATTCGGCTATCAGTTTGGCGTCTTGTTTGTCTGTTTTAGTTCGGGTAAACCTGCTTTCGGCGTATTTGCTGATTTTCAGCGGGTTGACTACTGATACTTTGTACAGTCTGCCTATGTAGTCGGCGATGCCTTCGTAGTAGTTGCCCGTCGCTTCCATGCAGATATGCGCGTCAGGACATTTCAGTTTGTCCAGCCAGTCTTTGAACTGCTCAAAGCCTTTGCTGTCATTATCAAACTTTGCCGACTTTTCGATACCACCAATGATGGCGGTTGCGTCAAATGTGGTCTTTGATATGTCGAGTCCTACGGCGTTTCGCATAAATTACCCTTACTTATTCAGAATCTTGGTTCTTTGATACTACTCAATTTCACAAACAATAAAGCCGCCCGCCTAATCTCTTTGGCAGCCTTTAGGCTTGGTCGTTGTCAGGCTGGACGGCTTCGGCATAGGGTAGCTAATCCTTTGCCGATTTTCAGTATAGCATTAAGTTTGCCTTCGGCGACCCTCCGGGGGCGTTCGCCACGTGGCAGGCGGGCAGGAAATAAAACCCTTCCTGCCCACCTACCACAAGCGTATTTCTTGAACTTTTGGGAATCAAGGTGGTATTCATAAAGATTGGGCAAAAGGCGCGCCCAATCTTTACAAAACTTCCCCCTTGACACCCAAAATTTCAATTCCTTAAAAATAAAGGTCGTCTGGATTTCAGACGACCTTTTTCTCATTTATTCTTCAAATACTCCAACAATTTCAGCCATTTAGTGTGAGGCATGTTTGCAAAACTGCTCATGCTTGGGCTTGCTTCCCACTTTTGGGCGGTTTTAAGTTTTGACCCCGTTATGTCGGAAACATTTTGTTGCGTTAGTCCATGCTGTTGGCGCAGGGCTTTTAGGTTTGCCGGTGTGTAGCCTAGTTCGGGGGTGTCAATCATCTACAAGCTCCCGTGTGGGTGTTATCAACTCGTCAATTACCCGATGCAATGCCTCAAATTTTGGCTGTTGCAGGGCGCGCAAATCAGCAAACAGGTCGATAAGGTCATCATCATGTCCTTTGCTGATTGCCTGTTTGATTTGTGAGAGTAGGCTTAAATAATCCTGCTCCCATTTGCTCGCCCACTCATGCGCCATTTCGCGGCGCGACTCTCGTCTTTGGCTCTTTTTGAGCCGCTCTGTAATGCTCGTCCTACCTTTTGCCATATCGTCCTCCGATAAAGCAAAAGCCGCTTGAGTAAATCAGGCGGCTTTTGCTTGGTTTGCTATCGCTAAGATAGCCCTATGGTTTCAACACGCAGCCGCTGAGGCGGCTGATTTGATAATTAAAGCCTTTTAAAATGGCTTTATAGTTTCAACACTCGCGGCTAGTGAAAGCCGGATAACACAGGGCAAATCTTAAGCCTTTAAACTCACCCTGTCAATAACTTTGTTATGATGATAACTCTTTCCATGCCTCCGTATGACCATATTCTTTTTGCTCATACATCAAATCAATAATAATTGAGAGATTTTTAGCTGTTGATTTATCAATCAATTCTTTTGGTAATTTTTTCCAAAGTGTCTCAAAAGTAAAATGGTATTGCCCTGTTTTTGCCAATTTTTTAGCTTTTGCGTATTTCATTTTTTACCTTTCCGCCGCCCGAAGGCGGCAAATTAAATATTATTTAAAAATTTCGGCTTGGTGGTTTTGGATCCAGTATGCATCAAAAGATGTGCAATCATTTTCGATCCAAAATTTTGCAGAATTATTGGCAAACGTTTGTTTATAAAAATCAATGATTTTTTGTTGATTTGCCTTCATTTCAGGGTCGTCTATTTTATTGTCCTCGATTTGGCGAATAACTTTTGAAGCGGCATCTGCTTTGCGCCATCTAATATCCATAGCCCAATCAATCTGTTTCGGGCTACCCTCTGTAATCGGGGTATCGTTTAACTCGCGTGCGATTGCAGCCTCTCTATCCATTTTTGCTTGTAAAACAGTAACGTCCATTTTTTGCTCCTATCCGCCCGATGGCGGTCAGTTAGTTAATCATGTTTTCGGCGGTCTATGTTGTCTGCCGATGTTTGTATATTACCTCTTATAACGAGGTAATGCAATATATATAATGTTAAAGATTGTAAAAGGTCGTCTGAATTTCAGACGACCTTTATGTCAAGGCGAACCGACGACCCCACCGCGTTGTGCAAATTGTTGACCTGCTTCGACATAACCGTCATACATTAGGTTTTTCGGACTTTGCCCGCCCATTGTGATGACTTGGTTGTTTTCAGGCTCATAGGCGGTCTGCGGTGCTGTTTGTGGCTGTTGGGCTGCCTGTTGTTGTTCGTCCTTGTACGGGTTAAACGGCAATCCGTTTTTGGCGTAGTCTTTGCACATGGCTTTTGTGATTTCTTTAAGCGGTGTGCCCTGGCTTGAATAACAGGTGCAGCCGCTTTTGCCGCCATCGACACAGCCGACAGGGTACTCAAATGTTTTAACTTGGCGGACGCCGTTATAAATGGGTTTGCTTTCAGGCTTTTCGGCAAGTACAGGGACGAAGTCTTCAGGTTTGAGATTTTGACCTATATCGGCAGTCGCAGGGCTGGTTTTCGGTTCTGTGCCATCTACATCGGACGCGGCTGTTGTTGACGTTGTTTGCTGTTCGTCCGCGCTGAACCGTTTGCTCATGTTGTTTATCGTGTAAAGCGTAAAGCCTATCAAAAGCGGTATAAACAAGACGACGAATATCAGGCTTTTTGGAATGCGGCGTTTGGGCTTGGTGTGTACTTCGGCAGATTTGTACATACCGAAGGATTTTTTAGGCACGACAAACGTTCGTTCAATGGCTTTGGCAATATTGACGCTGCTATCGGGCTGGTCAACGCATTCGTTCCATTCGTAGAGTTTACGACCTACGGGTTTTATTGAAACGTGCATATGCCGTTGAACGAGCCGGCGGACGAAACTGTCAAGGAAGCTGGGATGTTGGGTAATCAAAACGATGTCCAAACCGTGATGGCGGTGTGTTGCCAATGCTTCGATGAATGGCGGTACTTTTGAAGCAGCGGAACGGGTACCCATCAGCCTTTGCGCTTCATCTATGATGACGAGCGAGCCATAAGGAAGAAAGTCTTGAAACGGCTGGGATTTGATTTGCTCGTCTGAAAGTTCTTCGTGTTCTATTTTAAGTTCGGGAATCCCATTGACAAAGAGCGGGCGTTTTTTCTTGATGCCGTCTTTGTCGGTAAAGTGGGTATAGCTTTCGTCGGTCATCAACATATTGACGACAGAGCTGGTCTTTCCGCTGCCCGGAACGCCTGTTTGTAGAATAATCATTTATTACCTCCACCCGGTATGAATGACAGTTTGCTTATACTTTGCATTGCGACATTAAAGGCAAATGCGCCGAATATCAGCCCTAATGCGTGTCCGAAACCTGCCATCATAATGATTTGCAGAATATCGGACGGCATGGAATTGAATTTATTACTGATGTAGTCTTTTACGAATCCTAGACCCACTGTAAAGCCTGTAAAGGTCACGAAACTGATTCCGATGGCTATAAATACTTTTACGACGATATAGGTCAGCAGCCTTTGTAATATGGCGAAAAACGCGGCTTGCATGCTTTAGTCCTTTCTGCTTGAGAACATGATAAATGCGGCTACAACAGCAGCTATACCGATAACAAGGAAACGTATCATTTCAGCAAAACGGCAAATCAGGTCATATTTGAATTCCATCGTTATGCCTAAATAGGTTGCTGTTCGGGGAACAGGACAAACGCCGTTATCAGGTAGGAAGAAATCCGGGCTAAAGGTCGTTTCGTTTTGTGTATGTGGTATTTTGAATGGTTCTTCCTGTTCTTCTATATTGCCTTTTTCAGCACAGGCTAGGATATTGGGGAACACTTCACACAATAAACCGCCACTTTCTTTTGGCTTGTCGTCCTCTTTCGGCTTGTCGTCGGGTTTTGGATCGTCTTTGCCGTCTGGAGTATTACTTGGATCAGGTTTGTCTTTGCCGCTAGGGCTGCCGTCAGGGTCGGGTTTTGGCTTATCGGACGGACTGCCGTCGGGCGTTGGGTCGGGTTGAGAGCCTGGCTTGCCGTCGGGGTTGGGGTCTGGCTGCGAACCTGGCTTGCCATTTTCGCCCGGTGTTGGGGTTGGGTTGGTTTTTGGCGCGGCGGGGCTGCCCGGTGTGAGGTCGGGGCGCGGGGTTGTGGTTACGGTTGCGGTTGTGTTGCCGTCTGCCCCTATTTTAAAAGTGATGGTTATCTGGAAAGGTCTGCCGTCTTGTCCTGTTGCGGGGCCAAGTGTCATGACTGTTCCATTAGGCACGCTCGGCGTGCTTACTGATGCACCCGGAATGCTGCCGTCTTCGTTTGCGGTTGCATTTACATAGGGCGTAGGGTTGCTGTCTGCTTTCGGACCGACAATTCTGTCAAATTCTTGCTGTGTTATTGACTGGGTTTGCATCTTTTCCCATGTGAATTTACCGGCAGCCCGCCCGCTGTCTTTTGGTGAATCTATATAACAGTCACGATAATCAGTTGTTTTGAATTTATAACCGTCTTCAGGTCTATATTGCGGCATTAATGTCTGCCAATGTCTTCGACACATGGCATCACGATAAGGTCTTAAATGTGATACCCCTTTTTTATCAAGATTATAAGATTCAACGCCTAGACCGACGCATTCCAATTCTTCCCAGCCAATAAGATTATTATTTCTGTCATAAACTGATTTTTTAAGACAATATTTGTACTCTTTGTCTGTAACAAAGTCCGATTTCTTTACGTCATAGACGTAACCTTCATCTGCAAGCATTTGTTCAACGAGATAAAAAGCAACGGTCGATACTGCAAAACCGACAGGACCGCCGCCTACTCTTGCGAATTTGCCACCTGCTTTGGCTTTTGAGAGCAGGTTTCTTAGGACTGTAGAACGGGATACTTTTTGTTCTATGGTTACGGGGACTGTTGAGGCAGAGCGTAGGCCCGTTGACGTTTCTAGAACTCTTGCTGATGTGGTTGTTGATGAATTATATGTATTTAGATTTATAATTTTTTCCCAATTAAAATTATTACCAGTTCTAGTCGTTACCTCTAAATTAACTCTATTTCCAACAGGAAAATTTCTAGTTTGACCTATTGCATAACCATTCAGCAAAGCTAATGTCATCACTGAAAACAAAATATTTAACTTCATTGACCCAATCACTTAAAACAAGTAGAGAGCCATCAGAAAAAAAGAATTTCCAATATGTGCCATCTGATTTATTCAAGAAATAGCACAAATTAAAAAAGAAATTTATGTCATTAACATTTTTCTCGATTAATAAATTAACTGCTATTTCTGCCAAAGGCATACCATAAAACTTGCTGCTCTTATCTACTTTGCAATTAAAAATATACTCTTCAATCAACATAATCCTAACTTTCGTAACGATTGCGGAAGTCGGGATTATATCACCTCGTCATCAAAGCAAACTATAACCACTATCTATCATGTCTTCGACCGTACTGTCTTCGGGCATAAGACCTGCATCAATAAGGAAATTTAAATAATCCTGATTTTTGTCATAACCATCCGACCAAACTCTTTCCATATACTCTTCATGCGTTTCATGTTCGGGGTCTGGTTCCATAAAGTCACCGAAGCCATAATCTGCCCCGCCATAACTAGCCCCTTGTTCATACTCAAAATCATCTTCCATATCATTACCTATTTAAAAATCATCCAGCCCACCACGACCGGTACAAATACGCCGAGATAGAAATAAAAGTCCATCATGCGACTACCTCAATTTCTGCCATAACAGCTTCATCCCCCACACGGCAGCCGAAGTGGCTATGGCAGCCCAGCCGATGTATGAACCGTCCCTCATGCTGTCTATCGGGTTGCATTCAGGCAATTCGGCTTTTAAAATCTGCTCACCATATTTCCAGCCAAACTTATTAAAATTTAACTGATACAACTTTCCATCATCGCCAATTTTCGGAGGTACTAAACTGAAATAGACGTTTTCGGCGTCCTGGCGGGTTGCGTAACAGTTGTTTCCGACTTGATAGCCCATCTATGCCCCTTTAAAATTCAGACGACCTTTGGCGGGGCGTCTGAAAA